TTGAAGAACGATAAACTATCATCATCCTCATCATCATTGGTCATTGCCCACGACGGCGATGAATCTTCAGTCTTGCGTTCAGGAGCAGATGCTTCCTTGAACTGAGGCTTGAAGTCCATCACCGCCGGCTCGTCTTCCTGGGCGGTCGTTTTGGGTGCGTGTGAACCGCCATCAAGAGCGAGTACCCGATAGAGTTTAGTCTTCAGGTCATCATAGCTCTTGAAGTTCTTAGGATCGACGAGTTCTTGTAGGGAGTGCTGCGACTTCCAGATACGTTCCAACTCATCATCATCAGTATGAAGAGGAGTGGCAGAAGCAAAATCGGAACGGTCGTAGTTACGATATCCTTCTACATTACGAATCTTAAGATTGAAGTTTGCACCTTCCCAAAAGTCAAAAGGATTCACTGGAGTCTCATCTTCAAACTGAGGATTCATTGCTTCGTTCAGCTTGTCGAAAATCTTCTTGCCATACTGATAGAGAAAGAACTTACCTTCGTTATCAGGTTTAGCGGAATCCTTTACGATATAAACGTTAGAGAAATATTTCAGACGGCGCTTCTGCTTGCGAGCAATCTCCTTATCAGAGTCAACACCAGAGTTCCAAAGCGTAGAGTTGTATTCGGATACTGGATCATCTTGACCGATTGATGTGAGAGAGTTCTCAATATACCAGCCGCCTGGACCTTGAAAGCCGTGGTCCCAGAGACGAACGAAGGGCATATCTTCTCCGTCAGGTGCTGGAAGGAAGCGTAGTACAGCATAGCCATTACCAGCCTTATCGACTTGTGGCTTCCAGATACGGTCATCACCGTATGTCTGCTTTGCTTGATTACCGTTCAACTTCTGAAGTTGAGCGTTTAGCTTGTCAAAAGAGTTCTTTTGAGTCTTCATTTGTGCGAATGCGTTCATGTATATTTTCCTTGTATGTACGATTTATCCAAAACGATCAAGCAATGTTTGTTTCATTACTGATCTATCATATTGTAGAAACGGTTTGTATTTACTACTCTTAGAGTATACAACCTCCCAGATGATTTGTAAAGCTATTTTGTTATTCCAATGCTTAAAAATATCTAGAACGTCGTCGAGTATAATCAGCGATTCCAGTGAAAAACGTTTAGCAATAACTTCGTTTAACAATGGTGGATGCTGACCATCTACCACTTTAAAGTTAGAGTCAAAATCTTCGTCTAATGTTTGTATCTCCTGTTTGAAGTGATATGATAGCGATTGAATCTTCTTCAACCACTGCTTATATATATCGTCGCTTTCACTGTTTAGCAGGTCTCCAATCCATATTTTTTTGTCAGAGTTGACCATGTTAGCAATGATATAATTCTTGTAATCATTATGTTTTGATAACTTATAGAACTGAAACTTATCCTTTCGAATTTCAAACGACTGCGGAGAAGCATTTACCTTGCCGTTGTACTTGAAGTAGTCATACGACGAGGTAAAGTGCCTCTGTAGTGCTAGATACGCAATGTATGTGTCATATGCGTCTCTGGTCGAGTATGTGTTCATACAGGCAGCTTTGCAGTTTTCTCCATCATACAGAGGTTTTCTGCTTCGTCCTGAATGCGAGATTTGATATTGGGATTTTTGCGAATGATATCAGCAAGTGCTTCAATCTCAATATCATTCTTGTGAGCATATTCCAACACAGCTTCCATATAATTACTGTCTGGCTGCCTAGCAGTCTTATATACATACTCAAAAAATTCGTCATACTGTAGCTTGAGCATCATGGCAAACGTTCCTTCAATGTTTGAATTCTATTTTCAAAATAACCTATGATTGATGCTTCATCGTCATAAATGGTATCCACCCTACTAAAATTAACTTTTAACACTTCAACATGACGTTGAAACACGGCAAGTTCAATCAGTTCAGCAGCATCAAGCATCTGGTATCTCCCTGTTTAGATTACGTCAAGACGAGTTAGAGCAATCTCTTGTTCTAAGAGTTCGTTGTATTCTTTCTCCGATATGATGTGTGGGGAATGGTCTATGTGCCACTGAACAGAACGATTCACTGAATCGTGAATGTAATCTTCAGCCTCATAGAAGTCTTCAAATTCGGTGACCTCTGGATTTGGGTCAAGCGAGTCTACAGCGATTGTTACACGATATTTCATTCTACACACTCCTCAATCATAAAGTCTGGATCGTCTTTAACTGCAATCCAACGTAAGTCTTCAAGGTCCATGGAGATTATCATGGCAAAGGGACCAGCGAGACGCTGATGTGTTGTTGTGTGAATACGCTCACTAATCTTGGTACACAACCACTCGGTACCGAACTGCTGAATGCGGTTCTTACCGTGCTTGCTCTTACCCTTGAGTTCGATTGTATCACCTACTTGCATGACAAATCTCCTTATGAACGAATGCCGTGTTCTGCTGCTAACTCAGTTCCGTTGAACAGAGTGAAGCCATCCACATCGTTGATAGCAACCATCACTTCGAGGTCGATACCAGCTTTGGTACGAACGCTCTCAATGCGACCCCTACCAAGAGGAGTATCAATGAAGTCACCCTCGGCACCCCAAAGGTCTTCCATGAAGGTCTTCATCTCAGGAGAAATAGTCTTTATCATCTGTCTTCCTTTCTTCTCTCTATATACTTAATATAAGCATTCTGAAGACAAATGTCAAGGGTTATTTTCACTTTTTTTCAAAAAAAATGGTGCTGCCACGAGGATTCGAACCCCGGACCTGAGGTTTACAAAACCCCTGCTCTACCATCTGAGCTATAGCAGCTTAATCTTCATATGTGTTAGCATATCGTTTGCTAGGTCACGAAACCAAAGGCTATCGTGACCTCGTGTCGTTTCAGCGGCTGTACCAATACGAATACCACTTGTTTCTACAAAAGAACGTGGATCGTTAGGCACACCATTCTTATTCACTGTGATGCCCTTTGCTTCAAGCATATCTGCTGCATCACGTCCAGAACGATTCGTCCCACTGAGATTTAGCAAAACGATATGAGAGTCTGTGCCACCAGTCTGAACGTTCATACCTCTGTTAGTAAATACCTTACACATCACTTGAGCATTATGAACAACATCCTGGCTGTATAGTTTAAAATCATCAGTGTTAGCCTCAATGAACGCCTGCGCTTTTGCAGCAATCATATTCATCAGAGGTCCGCCCTGTGTGCCAGGGAATATAGCGCTATTTATTTGCTTTGTATAAGATGGATTGTTCCATAGAATGATGCCGCCTCTGGGACCACGGAGCGTCTTATGAGTTGTGCTTGATACTACATCAGCAAACTCACATGGGTTGTCATAGACGCCACCTGCAATCAAGCCAGAGTAGTGAGCCATATCTACGAATAGATAAGCACCAACACTGTCTGCAATCACACGCATTGCTTCCCAGTCGATTTGTCGAGGGTAAGCACTCGCACCAGCAACAAGCATCTTTGGTCTGAACTGACCAGCCTTATCAGATACCTCTTGGTAATCGATGAAGCCATTCTCGTCCACACCATATGAATGTGCTTTGTATATTTTTCCTGAAGCAGTCATTGGCGCACCATGAGTTAGATGTCCGCCAGAAGCAAGGTCCATGCCGAGGATCGTATCACCCGGTTTTAGAAACGCTTGATATACAGCCATGTTAGCATTAGCGCCAGAGTGCGGCTGTACGTTAGCATACTCGCACCCATAGAGTTCTTTCAGTTGGTCAATTGCCAACTGCTCAATCGAATCCATATGCTCACAGCCGTTGTAGTAACGTTTGCCTGGATAACCTTCTGCATACTTGTTTGTAAAGATACTACCACAGAGTTGCATAACAGCATCACTAGCAAAGTTCTCACTAGCAATCAACTCAATCGTATCATTTTGTCTAGTAACCTCACTTGATAAAATTTTATTGACCCTACTGTCAATTCCTGTACTGTGATACATTTCATCTCCATTGTCTCTCATAAAGTCCCAATGCGACAATCGTTTTTCGTTCATTTTAATAGCATCCCAATAAGCAGTTAGTAAATCATTATGAGGCATTTAGAAATTCCTAACATAGAACCCTAGACGTTTAGGATGTAGTCTACCACCACAATCTTCTTCATCTTTAATGAATTTATACTTCTTAATTCTATGTTCTGGCAATTCAATATCAACACCTTCAAAGCGAGGTACAATCTCATCATAATCTGGATCAGGCGACCCTCTCAAATGAACTTCAATTACTTTATCATCTATAATTTCTACGTTCCACCTATCGATTTTATAATTTACATTGCTATTAAAAATGTCGTATAGAGCAGAAGGCATTGTGTATTGAAAATTAGTATCTCTATACCATTTTTTGAAAACAAAAGTATTGTTTTTTGACTTCTCGCCAATAAAACAACTTTTTTGTTCGTGTCCCCAATTTGTTACAGCATTGTCTTTCCAACCATAGTCGATGCTTCTATGTATGCCTTTAAATTTCTCACACCAAAACATACCGGGTTCTAGAGCATCACAGTCGTCTGGACCAAGTTCAAGTTCCATACTCCCCAATCCCATACCATATAGATTATAGATTGGTCGAACTATATATGTGTCTTTTTTGGGAGGTGCTATCCCCGCAGGACCGCAAAGATAACCAAGTTGCTGCGATAACCACAGTTTATTGAAGTATTTTCGATGTGCTGGATACGCAACCCATGCGTCTTCATCATTCTTTATCATTATAACTATCAGCAAATTTGTGGGCTAGTGCTTCGTTGTCATATTTATATTTTACAACAAATTCTGTGTTGGAATTTTTATGATGAATCCAAATTTCATATCCATCATTATCGAGGTCATGAACTCTTGCAAATCCATCACGTTTATTCCTGGGCATTTTTGCAACCAACATAAAAACGACTCCAACAAAAAAATAGAGGGGAGAACAACTCCCCTCTATATATCACGTTAGAATTTAACTGAGGTCGTGAACCCAACAAAGGTATCTTGATATGCAGCGTCACCATCTGTCGTCATTTTAACATATGGCGTTACACCAACATTAAACAATTCCAAATTGTATCCAGCTTCAATTTCAACGCTAGTCAATTCAACTTCATCAACAAGCATTGTTGGCGTCACACCAACATAAATCGAGTTCCAATCGATAGTTGCGCTAGGCTCTGCTGTGATTGTGCCTGCATCGATTGCATATGCTACATCATTGCTGAGTGTAAGACCGAGACCATATGGCAATAGACCGCCTTCTGGCGCTGCTTCGCCATCTGCTAGTGCAGGCGTTGCAACAAATGCTGTAACTGCTACAGCGGCTAGTAGCTTCTTCATTTATTTGACTCCTTTAAAGTTAAAAGTGACAGGGAGGTCCGAAAACCTCTTCTGTTTCCAAGCGTCCTGTCCCGCTCATAAGAATTATGCTGCTAGAGCATATTCCTGAGAAACGAAATTATCGTTTGCATTTAGTTTAAATAGTCATATCGTGACCAATCGGTAACTCCAGTCATCTATTATCTGCATGTCGAAACCTGTTTCGCCCCCATAAGGTTTATGGTGGAGGCGTCCGGTACTGCCCCGGAGTCCATTACAGTTTTCAATTTCCTTCATCGTTACTTCTGTATATATCTAATCCCAAAAGACCAGATATATAACTATTTCTCTAGCATCTTTCTCTTGAATGCTAACCAACCAATGAATCGTTTTTCAAACCACCACTCAAGGTCTTTATATTTCTTGAACTGCTGGTCAAATCCAGTAGGATCAAACGATGGCTTGGGATTGCGAACGTTTGTGCCAGGAATAATTTTGTTCGTGGAATACTTAGCATATTGCTTTTTACCCATAATCTTCTGCACGAACTCAGGCATATCCAATAGATAGTAGTATTCAGCATCCATTATGATTTCATTTTCTATCTTTTTGTTAGGCCAGTCGTGCTTGTATAGAGGTTTCAATTCATCAGGTCGAATGTCACGATTACTACCCAAATCTATCACATTAGGGCTCCAGTGAATAGTGAATTTCTCTGGAGGAATTACCATGTGAAGTTCACCAAAGATTGAGCTACCTCTTGGTATATGTGTGCAAAAGATAGGGTTTTTAATACCCATAGACAACAGCAGCTTTTGCTGATCAGCCATATCAGCACCACCACGGGCAATCCCATCTGCTCTAGTAGAAGTAACCTTGTCTAGCAATCCTTTATATTTCTTATTGAATGACCGATAGAGAATAAACTCGTTCCTGACAGGTTTTAGCAATCTGATTGCCTTTTTGACCCTATTTTCCATATGGTCGATCTGTCTTGCATTGATAACATCTTCATTTAGGTATGACTTAAATGTTAGCATATCAGTCTTCTTTTGATGGATCAACTGGCTTATCAACTTCAATTTCGCCGTCCTTGATAGCTTTAGTTACTAGGGCAGCAAGGTTCCAATCGTATGTACCCCCAAACTTTCCTTCAGGGTCGTAATCATCTTCTTTTTTCTCTTCGCTCATGCTAATCATCCTTTGTAGCGATAATAGTATTCTACGACTTTCTACTGCTTCTGTCAATCCTTTTTTCAATTTTTCTACAATACTTTTATAAGCAAATCCCGTGTAGACGCCTTGAAAGAATATTCTTTCTTCATTAAATTCATCACCTTTTCGTACTTCTGCTTCTACAACTTTGATGATAGAAGTAGGTGGTAAAATAATTTCTTGCTCAGGACCGTGTTGACTATGTTCTAAGAGGGGTATAACCTTAGACCCTTTCGGTAAAAAGATTCTAATTCTATCTTTACCGCCGATAGTCACATCTGTTCTTAAAGATGCGCTTGTGAAAGCTGGGTCAACGTATTCATAGCCAGGAACAATCGCTTCTCTCATTTCATATGGCACCAGAGTAGAACGATACACATACATGCTCTCTGGTAGAGGCTTTAGCTTTTCAAAAATTCTTGCCATTTTAGCAATCCTTTTTGTGCCGCTTGTCAATTCGTCAATTTCAGCCTTAGTAAGAGGTTCTTTTCTAAACAACTTACTCACAATTTTTCTAAGAGGATCGTTGAAAGAACTATAACCCTGACCACTATAATGTACAACATTTTTATATACTGATTCGGGCAAATTCTCTATCTCATTATAATAATCGAGTCCGCCTTGACTTTGTAAGTGCTGGCGAATTGTACCAATATCATATTCCGAACTCTCTACAAAGAAACTCCCTTCAATCTTTACTTCACCCGTACCAGTTCCAGGCATTGTTGACTTGAATTCTGTCATATCAATATCTAACTTAGGCTTCTTTTTTACCTCACTGGTTTTTGATACTTTAGTAGCAGCTTTCTTTTTAGCATTTCGATAAGAAATAATTGCTATCATATGTTTTTCGTCATTCACACCAGAAGGCTCAGCCATGTACTTCAGAATCTCAATCCAAATTTGTCCAGTTGCGCCCTTAATATTACCCAAGTTTGCGTCAGGAAGACTACCAAAAGCAGCCATCGTATCTACGATTTGTTTATTTAAATCACTCATTTGACTATACACATATTGTAAATTATCAAAATTTACTTTCTTTACATCAAATCCATCTACTCGTAATGCGTTTGCCATTTTAGAAAACTCTGGAGTTGTTCTAAGAACATTAGCAAAAGCGCCAATTGATGACATATCCTCTGGCTCAAAAACTTTTTTACTAAGTTCAGAAAGCTCTTTGTCTACGTTGGATTGCTTTTCAATGTACTTCTCTACTTCACCCGACACTTTAGCGACCGCTAACTTATCAAGGAGTTCTGTATCAGACGGCACATCTAAATCGTATTGACCAAAAGAGTATTTCTTTGATGGTGCTATGGTGTTTGTCTGCTTCTTAGCTGTTTTGGTGGTAAGTTTACCAATAGCATCCGCCGATACGGTGCCTTTGCTTTGTTTATATTTTTTAAATGTACCGCTAGAAAACAGTGTTGACAATGACGCAGGTGTCATTTCTTTTCCGGCGATAAAAATGAAACGCTTTTTCTGATAAGTCCATTTATCGTCTTTTGTGACAGGAGGCTGTTCTACTGGAATAATCTTTAAAGTTTTAATAAAGGATCTTTTTATCATTTTTTGAGCAAGTTTTGTTGCTTTGTTTATTTGCTCAGAAGCACCCCATCCAAATTGTACGGCAATACCTTTCAACATCGGTAGCATAGTGTATGCATTTTGAAGAAAGTCCATCGTTGTTGCTAATACAGGTAGAATATCTTTCCCATCATGAAATTTCCACCAGAAAGTTTTGCCGCCCTTTGAACCAGTCTTTCCGACCTCAAGTAGGTATACTCCTTTATCTTTACTTGCCTCTAATGAGATGATGTAAGTGCCGCCATTAACACTGAAAGCACCATACATTTTGCCAGGTAAGACTGTATCGTCAGTCATATAATATTCTTTGGGATTGTTTAAAGCCTCAGTGAGAAGAACATCCTCATTGAGGCTTGTGAAACCGTCAAACTTTTTAATCACGAGCAAACTCCATTTGTATCTTTACTCGTATTTATATCAGACATGAACTACGAGAACCTTGGGTGTTTTGTTGAGTTGAAAAGCAACATCGAGGCGAGTGTTGCCACCGAGGACACGCATCTTACCGCTCTCTTTGAACATCAGGACGATAGGCATCGTCATTGGCTTATCGTTGCCAATCCGCTCATAGAGATTAGCAATCGTCTGCTCATTACGAAACTCAGGATATGAGCGATACGAGCGAATGAGATTGAGCAACTGCTCCTTAGAGCGAGTGTGTGACCTATACCCAATGTAAGCGTCTGTGACACCATCAAGTTCAAGCACATCGCCTTCTGAGGCAGCCTGAAGAAAGGCTTCCTCGCTATCAAAGAAGTTGTTACCCTTCAGTTCGATTTCAACGAAGTACTCTTGCTTGAGGTCTGCTTCAGAAGGTTTGATCCACATATCAGTCTTCCCATTTAATGGTGAAAGGAACGATTGCTTCAGCATTACGCTTGGCTTCATCGAAACTATCGAATTTATCAATCATCCTTGGTCCAACCCAAAGCTCGAATTTGTCGAGTGTGGTCAAAAGAATGTCCACTTCTTTGGTGGCATTCGTAGCAGCCCAACCACTCTTGATGTGTCTTGGAAAGCGAAAGTTCATCATGGTCTCGTTCCTCTTTCTGTCTGTCTATATACTTAATATAAGCATTCTAGAGGCAAATGTCAAGAGTTTTTTTGATGTTTTTAAAACTTTTTTTATCGACCATGACTTGTTTGCGCTTTCCGCAAAGAAGTCGTTTCGTCTAACTCTCCCTCTTCAAGTAATGTCAAGAGTTTTTTTGATGTTTTTAAAACTTTTTTTATCGACCCCAGTACAGATTTTTCTGCACCTTGTACATGATTGACCAGATTGCAAGATAGGCATCATGTCGCCAGTTTTGCTTCACGCTATTTTTGAAGTTATCATAGTCGATATTCATGATCTTCGTGTTCATCACCCCACAGAGAAACTGCTTGGTCATGAATAGACGAAATCTGTAATCGCTATCAGTGCTTTCGATAATATCTTGCTTCAAACCAGGAAACGCATTTTCCAAATCTTCCCTTACTCTTGCCCTCACAACCAAGCCCGTTTTATTGTTACGGTCTTGCACAGCACTGATATAACTGTCATTCATCACAATCCACATATTTACTTTTCCTTTTTATTTTTAAATTCTACGCCATTGTCCATTTTTTCATGATACATACCATACTTAACAAACTCATCCCAAACAGTCTTTTGAGGGTAACCAGCTTCTACCTTGTATATTTTACGCCCGTCTCCATCATATTCCCATTCACGTTCGTCGGGGTCAAGTTCGATAAATTTCTTTTCCACGAAAGGCTCCTAATGAATAGTATCTATTGTATAGTCTTCCATTACATCGTTATAAAAAGATTTAACAATTTTTTCTATATCATCGCCTTCATAATCAATCTCATACAGCTTACCAATTCGAATATCTTTCACTTCTGAAAATCCAAGAACCCTCAAAGCATCAGCCACTGCCGTTCCGGGGTTATCTTTGATCCCAGAACGAAGCATGGTAATGACACGATATTTCATTAGTCTTGGACGAAATCTGAAATCATTGGAAAGACCTTATCAATCTCTCTAGCACACATCTTTGCTAAGTCACGATGCTCCTTCTGAGTCGAAGGGTCAGTCCTCAATTCAATATAGTGAATCCAGCTACGAAGTGTGCCATTAACATATAGTCGTGACCACGTTAGGCCCTCAGGTAGAATTGCTCGAACTTGCTCCTTAGCTATTCCCTTTTTTAAGGCTTGATCATATGTATCAAACGCTAACTCTGCCACCTCGTCTTGTTTATCCTTCCACCACTGGTCAAGTTCTTCATCATCAGTCTCTAGTGAGTTTTGACGATTTTTCAAATCCTGCAAACGAGTTTCTCTATAGTCTCCCATTGTTTCTGTAGCAGCATAACGTTGGCTGAATTCTTGGAACGAGAATGAACGGTGCCGAATCAACTGCCTTCCAATATCACGAGTCGTATCCGCCTGTAGGCAGATATTCACCATCTCGAAGGGTGACCAATGCTTATGACGCATTAGATACTTAATAAGCCCATCACTCTTCAACGCTGAGATTTGACTAGTAGGGTTACTGACCCTGGCGTAATAGGCCACTTGGTCCATCAGAGTTTCATTAGGGCTAGCGCCCATACGCTGCGACCATCCTTCAAGTTTAGCGTTCTGACTAGGCATTTATATCATATTCTCCTTACAAAAACATTTCTGGGCGTAGACCACTAAAGCCTAACGCTAACCCAATGAGCGCTCCGATAGCGAACGCTTTTACAAAATCACTCATATCACTCATTATATATTCTCCTTGATTTGGCGGTCCCTATAGGATTCGAACCTATGACCCACAGCTTAGAAGGCTGTTGCTCTATCCAACTGAGCTAAGGAACCATTATTTCTCAGTCTAACTTCGATGCCCAAAACCTGCGAGTAATGGGTTCGAGAACGCCATCAGCAATAAGTTCATACTTATTAAGACCAAAGGCTTCTTCAGCAAAGTCGATAATATCTTCCATCACCGAGCGTTCGAAGTCCGTCATAGAAGATAAACGGGCTTCCATCGCATTGGCATTAACCAACGTTTCGTTAAGAATTTCACCAAGTGTTTTAGTCATCATATATCTCCTTAGTGTACCGTTTGAATATCGAGACCGAGTTTTTGACCAGCATACTGACCAAACAGTTTGAAGACATCACCGTGATTTACAGTCATGCATTCTTGAATTTGATAGGCATGGATCATCTCATGAGCGAGAACGGCACGAAACAATTCATACGAGTCAAACTCAGTAGTTAGACCAAGAACGATTGCTCCACGCTCCTCGAAGCAGTATCCCCACTCAGTGTCGAGGAAATCGATATCGAGTTCGATGGCATCAATATCAAGAAGACCTTCGAACATCTCTTCGTTGAGAACGTTCATCTCTTTCAGAACGATTTCTTCGGTGACTTCGAACAGACCCCAGTCTGCTGCGGTGATGGTAAGTTCTTTCATTTCTCTCTCTTTCGCTTTCTTCTCTCTATATACTTAATATAAGCATTCTGAAGGCAAATGTCAAGCATTTTTTTCGCTTTTTTTTAAAAAAAATGCTGGCTCCGTGGGTAGGATTCGAACCTACGACCGGTCGGTTAACAGCCGACTGCTCTACCACTGAGCTACCACGGATTAACTTGTCTCCTATTTCATCACACGAACGAGGCGACCAACGTCACTGTCTTTGAACTGACCGCTCTTAGACCAAGTGCGGAACGCAGAGCATTCAGTGAACTTGGCAGCGCATGAATCAGCGAACTTGCAGGTATCGCAGGGAATGTCTGCATCGTTCAGCATCGCTTGAGGCGTCACTTCAATCGAACCAGCAGTGCTGGCATCGTAGTTGAAGTAGCTGTCATAACCGATCATATCCATCTTGCTTCTCACTTTCGATTTATAGAGAACTGTTTCTCTATTTCATAATCATATTATAGACGTTTTAGAGGTGACTGTCAATGTGCATATTGTCGCACTCTTGGTCTTTCTACGAATTCGCCTTTGCATAACCAGCGTTGCGAAGTGTGTTCGTTTTAGCACCCGAATTGTGCCTAACTCCTTTGCTACCAAAGGTTTTCACACGCTTTTTGCTCGCTTTGCACACGGTAATCTTGTTGCCTTTAGCAAGCCATTCTTCACGCAGGTTATCACTGATGCGCTGAGACATTTCTTTAGTGACGATCATCATAGCGAAGTCCTTTTCAAGTTCGAAAGAGAATTGTTTCTCTTTCATAACTATAATATAAGCACTCTGAAGCCAAATGTCAAGGGTTATTTTCAAAAAAAAGTTATGCTACTTGAAACCACGACGGAATATCACGTTTTGTCCAAGCCATCTTAAAGCGATCCTGCTTCGTGTGATAGAAGTTACGATACGACTGTACAGGGTCGCCTTCGACCATGCATTCTGGGTTTGCTTTCATAGCAAGACGAAAAGGCGTCGGTTGACGACCATAGAGTTTTTTGGGAAATCTTGCGAGCATCTCGCCAATCTCAGTGTCACGATTGAACGCACCATGCTTCTTACCGTAGCGATGCTCATACTCTTCTGCAAGAGCGCAATAGTGGCTGTAGTGCCAGCGATAGTTATTGGTCGAGTCCATCGTCCACAGAGTGCATGGGTGACCTGTATGACAGGCTTTCATCAGAACGTCCTCACGGTCATCATCTAAGCGCCAGCGCTTGATGCTACGCCCGTTAGCGCTCTTCTCTGTATACATCTCACCATCAAGCATACGATGCACTGTAGATAGCATCTGAGCAGACTCAGTAACCATCTTGACCACATGCTTGTCACACTGCATTTCAGCAGCGGTGTGTGGGTTCTCATCTAGCACGAAGATATTCACTTTGTTTTCCTAATCAGTATTGGCTAAGCACTTCTGAACCAAAATCTTGGCACCGATTATCGCATCAGCGCCAAATCTCAATTTGATTATATTATAATACACAACCTCATCAAAGTCAATCATTTTTTCATCACAATGTTTAATATATCTCATTGTGTATTGTTCTAGTGTAATATCTTCTGCCATTAGTTCAGATGGAATAGGTGGTCCCATTATGATCCCATTCCTCCAATTACACGATCAGTTTTTTCATAGACCACAGAAAAATCACATCCATAAGCCGGGCAGATTTCAATTTTATCAGGTAGCCCATTGTTATCCTTGTTTCCAAGTTCACCACAGATAAAGTAATGACCAGAATTTTCTGGAAACACTTTACGCAAGAGGTTTTCTAATTTTTCAATATACTCCTTGGCGTCTTTTAAAGTATCAAGTCGATTAGATATTTCGGTCATTTTTCAATCCCACAAACGTTCATAATATTTACCAAACAGCCTAAACCCGTTGGTCATTCGTAGTTGATGTGCTTTGCGACCTTCGTCGTCAGTCCATTCAAAACGACCACTAAAAAGTCCACCGTCTTCGCCTTCGATGTATGGACCATAGTAATCTTCTTGCCAATGATCTCTACATTTTTGTTCGAATGCCCAAATCATTTCATCTAGCACCCAGTCCCAACGCTCAAAATGTTTAGAATCAGCATTTTGCTCTATCACACCATCATCGTTGTAAACAACTCTATCTGCGCCACCTTTACAGTATTCATCAATATTCTCTTTAGTAGCTTGTAGTTCTTTTGGAACATCTGCATTGGTTACAAGGGGAGCGCCATGTTTTGTAGCTTTTAACTGTACAAGCATAGGCAGGATAATAGGAGCAAGGGTGTGATCCATACTCCAAGTGTCCCAAGGATCAATACGCACTTCGAACCTTTGTCTTTCGAGTTTGTCTAAAGTTTTGTTAATGGTTTTGTTGTATACCCACTGAAGACCATCTTGAAGTGTCTCAAGTGTTTTTTCGAGTCGAGTGTTACTTTCAGTCCATTCTCGATTGTATTTTTTATCCATGTAGCGATCATGAACATAACTGACCCAGCGATCCTTATAGGATTTAATCGACACCTTCATTTTTCAATCATCAATTCCGGCTTGATCCATACCCGATCCATGCCCGGCTAGAGCCTTGCGAATCCATTTGACCTTGTAATCCTTACTCCATCCTCTAAGATAATCATTGTCTTTATCGAACAGTTCCAACATTTCATCTTCGTTCATGGTAGTAGTGTCTGTAATGTATTCTCCCATATGTTTTTGAGAGAACTCTTCACACTTGTCCTGCGTTACATTGTCTTCAGCCCATTCAATTGCAGTGCCGTGCAGCTTAGGCAAATCATCCTTATGCATTACATAACGCATACGATACGATGAAATACAAGTTACAACAACATAATCTTTTTCTTCTACATTATCAGTCATTTTTACCTCCTCATCTTTGCTAGTGCTTCAGCATCTTCAGTAGAAAACACT